GTATCAAACGGAATCAACACTAAATTTGTTTCTACATCTCTAACCTGGTAATAAGTAGTTGATGGGAGATATTTAATTTGGTTGTATGGTGCCGAATTGGTAAAACTTCTTTGAGGATATGTTTCTCTACCAACAACTCTTAATTTAGATGTTGATAATTCTTTATATTCTGTTTTTAGGTTCTTCATATACAATGTAATATCATCTGCAGTTAGTTCTGTAAGTGAACCTGTTGCGAATGATGAATCATCCCACTTAGCTTCTAATGTAGGAACATATATTGTATGAGTATCGTTTGAGAAAAACTTAGATGAACCATATCGTATAGAACCACTTTCATCAGCTGAAGTCCTTTTTATGATAAACCCATCGTTTGGTCTTGAACCACTTAATATATCTTTTACATATTTTGTTACATTAACATTCAAATCAGATGTATATTTTTCAAAACTCTGAGAATACTTAGTTCCATCTATTGATGAGGTGTACCAAGTGGCTCCACCTTCGTTCTTTATGTAACCCGCTTCTGTAATTGGTCTTGTACTTAGTGAACCTGAATATGTTATTTTAAAATCATCTAAAGAACCAGTTCCACCATCTGATGCGGTGTTGTAATATGTGTATGCAAATATATAATCTCCATCTAACACTGGTGTAAATGATATACTCTGTACTCCGTTGCTTGTATATGAAGATGTTAAATTTGATATACCACTTCTTAATGGTAACCCACTAGTATCATATAATGTAAAATCGATTGAGTTAAAGTCTCCGGGAAATATAGATGCTGAAATTTGGTAGTTTAAACCTGATTGTAATGTTTGTGAATATTGAGCATCTGCTCCACCATTAGTAGCATATAAGTTTAACTTAGATTCTGATGCGAACATTTTAATTTTAGAACCCACTTCTTCATTTACTCTATTTCGTAATTTAAACTTACCTTCATTTTGAGTAAACGTTTCCCAATTAATTAAATTACCTTCTTTTTGATAAACGTAAACTTCATCAAAAGAACCTGTTGTAGATGTTCCATCACCACTTCCATCAAAGAATGTGAATCTTAATTCGTGGTCACCCGTTTCAGTTGCGTTTAAATTAAATGATTGAGTAGATGATGCTGTTATAGCACTAATCATACCTTCATAATCACCCTCTGCTTTAACAAGACCACTTGGTGTTTTAATTCTAAATGCTACATCATCGAATGAAGAAGGGTCTATTTGAAATTGTACTCCATAGTTAACTGTATTTAATAGATATGCTGGAAATACTAATGTAGTTCCTGCGAAGTTAGATGCTGATATAATTAGTTTATTGTTTTCAATCAATGTGAATGGAGAATTACCATTAAAGTCGTTAATTGATTCTGTTAAGAATGCAGAACCACTTCCATTTGTAAAACCTTCGTATAAAACAACACCTGTAGTGGGAGATACTTCAACTTCATTTCCATTAAAGATTTGTGTTTTAGAAACACCCCATTGGTTTTTCGAATCTCTGTATTTCCAACTACTACCTACTTTTGAAATAGGTGTATCAAAATATTGCCCAGTTCCTTCAGACCAACTTTGTGAAATAGGATATACTTCTAATGTATATTCTGTTTCTACTTCATCATCACCAATAGAAGTTAGGTTTAATTGATAGTTTGCGGTTGATGGTATTTCATTTGATGATATTGATTTAGATATTTCAGTTAAATCAAACTTAGATAAAATTCTACTATTACCCATATGTATTGAGTTGGATTCCTCATCAAAGAACTTGGTAACCTCTAACACTTCATCTAAGCCCGTGTTTTGTTCTTTACGAGTATTTAACTCATAAATTGTAGTATCCTTTTGTCCGTATATTCTGTAAATCATACTATATCCTCGTTTAGAACTGTTGTGTTATAACCTGTCCTCTAATATCTGAATTTGGAAACTTCACTTCAAATATAGATGGGTCTTTAGGTGGATAAATAATACCACCTTTGGTTGCGTTAATTATACTATACTTGTTTGGTGAATAGTTACCATTAAATTTATTTACAACTTGCAATCCACCCTTACCTTGGTTATCAGGTCTTACTACAGTTTGTACTCCATCTACTTTATCAATCTCTACATATAATTTAGATAAATTAATTGGTTCGTTAATTCTCCAATTATCTATATTAAAATAACTTTTTAATCTATCTATTGTTCTTAGTAAAACTTCATTAGAGTTAAATTCTGGCATAACTATAATTTCAAAGTTAATACCAATGTTTACTATATGTGCATTTTTTATATTCACAGCATCTGTTAATAATCTATGATATGAAATATAGTTTTTTAAATTATATTTAGTTGCATCGTTTAAAGCTTTTAAAGTTTTTTCGTTATCGTATCCACAAGTATATAAATTTAATGCTAGTGGGTTTGGTATTTCGGTATTGATATACTGACCATCTACCTTTGAGTTTTCAGTTTGATAATCTTGAACTAAATATGCTTTAGCTACTGAGCCGAATTGTGGTGGAAGAGCGTAACATCTCATTACATAATCTTCTCTAGTTACAGTTCTGTTTTGAGCTGCGAAGAATGCCATAGCATTCTGTCTAATTTCTTCTTTTGATTCTGTAGTCTTACCACCCACAGCTGCGTTTGGATTTGAACATGCTAATGATTGTCTACAAAATGATACTACATTTTTATTTAGATTTATTTCATTTTTAAAATTAGTAATACTTGATACAACATTTACTAAATCATTGGCAGGAACATTATCTACAATACCATTACCAACTAAGTAGGTAACAGTCAATGTTGTGTTTTGTGGTGCTACTCCATATGTTTTTGTATATAAAAAGTTTGATGGGTCTAATGATGAATCTAAATTTTGATGTTCTGTATAAAGTGCTGAACCTACATTATCAGGATTTGGTATTATTTCTTCATCTGCGTTCGATGATATACCAGCTCCAAATCCAATGGCCATGATTCCATCATCTTCAAAATTTGTTACATATCTTTTGGGAACTCTATTTAATTCTAATAGGTAAGGAGTATCACCACTATACTGATGTAAGTATGTTGAGTTATCCTCATTGTTATCTATTTGTTCAAATACAGTATCTTGCGCTAAGTAAGGAACTCTAGTCCAAGTATCACCATCTGAATCGGATATGTTTTTTACTCTTATCAGATTATCTGCTTCAATTTTAATTTTATCATAAATTTTAGCTTGGCCAAATTCAAATGTTTTAACTTCTTCTTTACCACTTGTAGCTTTTATTTGTTTTTTTAGTAAATAGTAAACCGGCTCATTTGTACTTTCATCAATTTGATAAACAGAAATTTCAGTTGCATCGAATGATGAAGAGAATGAGAAGTCGACTGATGATACTGTTGTGAATTCAACATTACTAAAATCAGTTGAACCAATAACCATACCTTCTGATAATGTCATAGCATAATCAAAATCAGGTTTTACATTATCACCCACACCAGTTGCAGGTACTAATTGGAATACATCCATTGTTACTGATGCTGGAATAATATTCTTAGGTTTATATCCTAAAGAGTTTACTATATTAAACAGATTTGTATTTTCCTCAGCAGTGGTTAATAACGATTCTCTTAATTGTGTATCTGTATAGAATGATAACACATCACCTACATACGATGCCATTTCCATAAACATCATACCAGGAGATGATTCGTTAAAATCATTGTAAGTATTTGGGAAGTAGTTTTTAGAAAACTCAATTAGGTTTTTTCTAAACTCTCCAAAATCTCTACCGAGTAACGATACATCCTTTTGTACTAAATCTGATTTCTTTTTATTTGCCATATCTTTAACCTATTCTATTGTACTTCCAGCTGAATCATAAAAAATTATTATCTGTTGATTTGCCCCTTGCTCTGTAATCCTAAACCTTAATTCTATTTTTACAAAATTTCTATCAGGTTCTGTTTTAACATCTATGTTATCAATAACTATATAGGGTAACCAAAATTTGATATCTTCTGAGAGTGTTTCTGAAATTCTTTCGTCTAAGTCAATATCTATGTTTTCAAAGAGTAAAGAATACACATCCGAACCAAAATCAGGTTGAAATGGTCGTTCACCTTTTCTAGTCAATAATAGATTCTTTAAATTAGATGTTGCCTGCTCTTCTGTTGTATAACTTTGAGCAAATAAACCATTGGGTTTACCAAATGGTAATTTAACACCAACTGCTACATCTTTTTCAAAATCTATTGGATTATAGAAATATTCTTTTCTCTCTTTGGCCATTTTTATCTACCCTTCTTCTTATCAATCGCTTTCATCAATTGAGAATAATCTTTTGTCATAGCTCCCATTACGTTTGCTACTTCTTGATTGTTAGTATCAACAGGTCTACCATCTATATCAGTTGTTGGTGCTACTGAAGTAGAACCGCCTTGCATAAATGATTGAGCTTGATTAGATGTGAATGAATTAGAATCATTAAGATTTCTCCACTCACCACTATCTGCTACCTCATTTAACATCTCATTTAACATTGGATTCTTAACAAATGTTTTTTTCTCTGTTTCTACATGAGGAGCTTCTGCAAGAATTTCTGATAGGTTAATATCCAATGGGTCTTTCTCAACTCTCACCTTTTTAGATTTTACTTCTCTAATGATGGGTTTTTTAGATTTCTTAACCTCAGATAAGATAGGTTTGAGTTCTTCTCTAACTACCTTTCTTACTACTAATTCTAATAATTGTGCTAATTCTTTTGCTTTCATAATTGTGTACTTTATATATAAATATTAAAAACTTTCTTTTTACACCATTCCTACCCAAGGAGCTGGTATAGGTCCTAGTGGAACTGGATACAATGGTACTCCACTTGTTACAAATTCAGTTTGTACTCCACCAACCGATTGTAAATGAGTGGTAAATGCTGCCACTAACTTTGTAGCAAATGGAATTCCATATGGAATTTTTTGCGGACCATCTGAGAATGCTGTTAGTAATCCAGCTTTAAGCACTGGAATGTTCCCGCCATTGTTTATAATGTGGGTTATTGGAACGGGTACGTTCATAGTTCCAGTTGATGCTGCCATATTAGCGGGATGAAATGGTAATGGGTTCATAACTGCTGATAACCAATATGCTGATGTTACATTTGCCCAATCTGTGAAATGATTCATTTTTGGTTTACCCTCAGAGTTCTTAATATCATTTAGTGTTTTCAATATAGCTACTTTTATTGGAGCGTATGGGGCTTGTACCATTACCATATTAGCATGAAGTGATGTCGCAGCAGTTTTAACTGCTTTGTGATATTCAGATGCAATCTTTTCAGCAGTTTCTTCTTCAGTTTTTCCTTCGGTTGCTGAATTAAGATAACCACCTACTATGGGTATGAATGTTGACCATTGTGCTGGCATATTATTGTTTCATTGCTTTTATATCACTATGAATAGCGGCAACCTTACTAGCGTTAGTAGCGGGTCCAGTTGGTCCAACTCCCGTTGCATATGTAGCGGCTGCTGATGTTAAATCTTTTAGTTCACTAGCTAACTTCTCAATTGCTGTGAATAACTTATCCATTTCCATTTGCCAATTCGGCGTTGAGTTGATAATATCTTTTTTAGCAGCTATTATAACACTTTCGTTTTTAGCATTTAAAAATATTCTATCGGAGTTCATTAGTATAGATGGCTTGGCATATTGACCCGGAGCATCTGCTCCACCAATACCCGATTGGGCTGGTGTTAGTTTTATTTTTTGTGATGAACCTAACCATATAGATGAAAGGTCATCATTAACATCTTCTATAATAAATTTATTGTAAGAACCACCACTCTTTCTACCATTAGATATAATTGTA